GGAGGCACATCTGTACGACAACATACTGATTTGACATCAATAGGTGATGCTCAACGACCTACATTTGTAAAAGCATCCCAATTACCAGATCTGGAAGGAGAAAGGATCATGGTTATGACGACAACAATAAACGCTCAATTTGACAACTCTAAGGAACTTGATGTAACAGGCAAAATGGCATGGTACATTGAACTTCAACACACGAAAATAACTGAAGTATGTAAAGAACCCTTACTTGCGAAGGGTCCAACGAAAACTGATTACACGTATTGTGTGATGCAGTACCCAATGCAAAGTGTTCCTGGCTATTGTGGTAGTGTAGTTATAGCAAACACAGCGCATTATTCAGGTAATATTCTTGGTATACATATGGCAGGTTATACTTGTAGTGATCGAAGTTATGGACAGATCATAACATTTGAAATGATGGAAGGAATCAGCGAACAACTTTCTAAGCATGTTGCATTCAGACAAGTCGAGATGTGCAAATCCATTACTTTGTTAGATAACCAGTTTAATAAAGTAGGTAACATCCCACATAATCTGTATGCAAATAGTACCACAAAAATACGTCCATCACTTTTTCATAATAAAATATTTAAGACACAGAAGAAACCGGCCCATTTGGGGATATTTCAAGGAGAACATGTTATAAATAAAGCAATGAAGAAGTATATGGAGCCTTCACTTTCGGTTTCGAGCGACAAAGAAGCAGTATTTCGTGGTTGTCTAATGCATCGATTTTCGGCACCTCGGAAAATACGACGACTTACGCACAATGAATCTATAAGTGGAATAGAGGGTAGTGAATATATTGTTGGTATCAATCGTACTTCGAGTGCTGGCTATCCTTTCAACCGTTTTACTGGCGGTAAGAAAGGAAAATCAGCGTTCCTAGGCGAAGATACTAATTGGATTTACGACCATCCATTCCTTAATAGACAAATTGACGATTACAGGACTAAAGCGCAAAATAACATTCGTCCAGAGTGTTATTTTGTGTCTACAGCAAAAGATGAATTGAGGCCTATTGAAAAGGTAGATGCTGGAAAATCAAGAGCTTTTGCCGCAGCACCACTACATTATGTTGTGTTGTTTCGACAATATTTCTTGGATTTCTTCGCGACTATTATGGAAAATAAAGTCTTTAATTCATCTCTCATCGGTATAAATCCCTATTCATCGGATTGGGATGTGTTAGCATTGAAATTAACATCAATAGCACACCCTAAATCTAAACAATTCATTGCAACTGATTTTACCAATTGGGATGGAACGTTGAATAGAGATTTATTATGGATCATTTTTGAAGTTCTTGAAACACAGTACAGAAGAAATGATCCTGTTTCGCGCGCATTGTGGCAAGATATTGTAACGTCACGTCAGGTTTTTGGAAATGTTATCGTACAAATTGCAAGAGGACAACCTTCGGGAAATCCTGGTACCGCTATAATCAATACTATGTATAATTATGGCATTACTTACTTGTGCTTGTATGATATGTTGAATGAGATCAAATCACCTGAGGCAAAGGCATGTATTGAGGATCTTCACACACGATTTTATGTCGCAATTTATGGTGATGACAGTATTATAGCATTTGATGAACGTTTGGTAAATATTTTAGATATTACAAAATGGTCTCAACATATGCTGAACTACGGTCATTACTGTACACCAGAGACAAAAGATGGTGGAGAAATTGAATTTAGAACACTAGATGAAATTTCTATCATCAAACGAAAATTCGTGCTTGATAAAGAACTCAAAATGTGGTTAGCTCCACTTGATCTGTGTTCAGTGTTGGAACCATTGAATTGGGACCGATGTGAACAAGAATACGGAACAAAATCTACACAAATGCAAATGAATTCAAGGCTCGCAATTCGCGAATTGTGTATGCATGAACCTCATATTTTTGAGGAGTATCGGGCAAAGATAATTGATCAGTGTCAAGAGCATCAAATAGTTCTTACGCCAGACTGTTTTTACAGTCAGACAGTATTACGAACGATGGTCCGTGACAGTGATAATGTATCTTTATTTACATCCGTTGCTAATGTTGACATCCTTGGCGTTCCTATCCACCCTTCTATATTAGGAGGCATCGATATGAACGTAGAAAGTGATATGGACAGTGATGAAGCATCACTCGAACATATCGCAACAAAACAATGTGGTAAGTGTATTTACACTGGTGATCGCCACGCAAGCAGCCCTTGCGAAGAATCACAACCCACAGTATCACAACAGTATTACTCGACTTTGTGACTAAAATCAAGAGTAGCTCAAAATACAGACAATGTACAATCATTAACTAATGACGACACACGCAACTCCATTCTTCCATTTCACGATGAGAGGAATGAAGTCGAAACTGGACAGCAAATTGTGACTTTCGCTACGAGCTTAATCCCCATTGTAGAAACTCTACCAATGGAGCAGGATTTAGGTAGTAGGGAAACTCAGAATTTTCAAGAGGGACGGGATCATAGTATTCTAGACATTCTCGCTCGAGAATATCTTGTAATGTCTACTGTGATTCCTATTGGAGGAGAACCTGGAGAACAATTGTATTTGATTGATCCAATAGAAATGTTTCTTTCGCAACTCAATGTTTATGACAAAATAAAAGGCTTTGCTTTCTTACGTACTCATTTAAAAGTACGTTTTGAATTTACAGTAGCTCCTAAAACATCAGGAGGTATTATTATTGCCCTTTATGCTGACATGACTGCGGAAGCGATTGAAGCTCGTACGAAAAGACTCGTTCAAATTTCA